ACTCTTTCCAACTGCGCGGGGTTTCTGCGGGCCATTCCCCAGTAAACCGGTAGGAATTAGGGATCAGTTGCCGGGCAATTCATAAGGGGTTAAGAGACTATTTTACAGAGAAGGGGAGGACGATGAAAGCAAGCGGATGGAAACGCCGGATCAAGGAACAATGTGAAGCGGCCGGAACATACAAGGGCGCTTTCGATCCGGCTATCGATGCCCTGGCGGACATACTGGAACAGCGGGACAATGCTTACAAGGAATTTCTGGATTCCGGCGGCGAGGCCTGCATTGAAAAAACCAGTGACCGGGGTGCGGTCAACATTGCGAAAAACCCACGGCTCCAGATGTGGGCTGACCTGAACAACCTGGCTTTGTCATACTGGCGGGATTTGGGGCTGACGCCTGCCGGGCTTAAGAAGATTGACGAACAGCTTGTTAAACCCAAGCAAAAATCTGCTCTGGCGGAGGCTCTGGCTGCCCTTGGCGGCTAAGAAGAGTTACAAAGCCGCTGCCATGGAATATGCCAAAGCGGCTGCCGCAGGGGAGATCATCTGCGGTGCGGAAGTGACAGCAGCGGCAAAGCGGTTCCTGGCGGATCTGGAGCGGGATGACCTGGAATTGCATACCAAAGAACCGGATTTTGTCATCGGCATTATCGAACGGCTGATGGTGCATAACCAGGGCGAATCCCTGACCGGGGAACCGCTGACAAACAAGCCCCTACTCCTGCAGCCATGGCAGATCTTCGTCGTTTACAATCTGCTGGGCTTTTATTACAAGGGCCGGAACGAACGCCGATTTAAGGAGGCGTTCATTTTTATTCCTAGAAAGAACGGCAAAACCATGTTCATTGCGGCGCTGGCTTTCGGCATCTCCCTGCTGGAGCGGCGCAGCAGCGCGAAAATTTACATTGTGGCGGCCAGCCAGAAGCAGGCCTGCCAGAGCTTCAACGACATTGTGTATACCCTGCGGTATCGTGGCATGGCCGATGAATTCCGCATCCGGGACAACAACGCCGAGCATTCGGCACAGTACACATTCACGGACGCGAACGGCCGCCCGGACGGATCAATTGACATTGAGGCCCTGGCCAGCAATCCTGACGCACAGGATTCCTTCAACTGCAACGTGGCCATAGCGGATGAAATGCATGCCTTTAAAAAGGCTGCACAATACAACCGCTTTAAGGAGGCCATGAAAGCTTACACCAATAAGCTAATGATCGGCATCACAACTGCCGGGGACAATATCAACAGTTTCTGTTATCGGCGTCTTGAGTACGGTGTGAAGGTGGTCACCGGAGCGCTGCAGGACGATTCCCTTTTTGTGTTTGTTTCCCGTGCTGATCAGGACGAAAAGGGAAACGTGGACTACACTGATCCCGTGCAGCAGCAGAAAGCGAATCCCAGTTATGGCGTGACGATCCGGCCGGAGGACATCATGCAGGAGGCCATTCAGGCCCAGAATGATCCGCAGCAAAGGAAAGACTTCCTAAGCCGGTCAATGAGCATCTACACCAGCGCCATGCAGGCTTACTTCGATCTGGCCGAATTCAAGGCCAGCGACGGGAAATATAACTGGACGTTTGACGAGCTGGCGAAGCTGCCGATCCAATGGTACGGCGGCGCGGATCTGTCACGAGTGCATGACCTGACGGCAGCTGCGCTGTATGGAAATTACAACGGCGTGGACATCTGCATCACGCATGCATTCTTCCCGATCACGGAGGCCGCAAGGAAAGCGGATGAGGACAACATCCCGCTCTTCGGCTGGCGTGATGACGGCTGGCTGACGCTATGCAACAGCCCGACCGTCAACTATGCGGATATCGTCAATTGGTTCATTTCCATGCGGGCCGCAGGCTTTAAGATCAAGCAGGTCGGCCATGATGAAAAATTCGCCGGAGAGGAATACATCCCCCTGATGCGGGCGGCGAAATTCACGATTGTGCATCAGCCTCAGCTGTACATTCTGAAAAGCAAGGGTTTCCGGCACATCGAGAAAGCCGCAAAAGATGGTAAGTATTATTACCTTCATTCTGACGCATACGAATACTGCCTGGCCAATGTGCGGGCAATTGAAAAGACGGATGACATGATCCAATACGATAAAGTCCAGCCGGAACACAGAATAGATCTGTTTGATGCCAGTGTGTTTGCCTGTATCCGGATGCTGGAGGGGAATGCCAAATCCACACGGGCCAGAAAGTGGTTTGGCGATGAATAAAGCCCGTGGAGGTGGAAGCGGATGAAAAAAAGACAGCGGCGGGCAATGGAGCGCCGCGATGAAGCAAAGAAAAGCCCGGTTGCCCTGTGGCTGCAGGATGGTGACATCTGCTGTGCAGGGTACACCAGACTTTCTGATAACCCGGAAATCCAGACCGGCTGCCTGCGGATTGCGGAGCTGATCGGCAGCATGACCATTTATCTGATGTCCAACACGGACAAGGGCGATGTCCGAATCCGGAACGAGTTGAGCCGGATGCTGGACATCACGCCGAACGGCAACATGACCCGAAGCCATTGGATGACAGTTAATGTCATGAACATGCTGCTTTACGGCAACGGGAACGGGATCTGTGTGCCGCACACATACGAGGGCATGCTGCGGAGTCTGGAGCCGATTTCGGTCAGCCGGGTGTCCCTTGTCCCCGTCAGCGGCTCTTACCGGGATTACAATGTCCTGATTGACGGCGTGGCCAGGAACCCGGATAACCTGATGCACTTTGTTTACAATCCCGATCCGGTTTATCTCTGGCGCGGCCAGGGCGTGACGGTCACCCTCCGTGACATTGCAAACAATCTGAAGCAGGCCCAGAAGACGGAAAACGCTTTCATGGCGTCCGAGTGGAAGCCCAGCATTATTGTCAAGGTTGATGCTCTGACGGATGAATTCAGCAGCCCGGAAGGGCGGCAGAAACTGCTTGAGAGCTATGTAAAGCCGAGCCAGACCGGGCAGCCGTGGCTGATCCCTGCCGAACAGTTTGAAGTGGAACAGGTGCGGCCCCTGTCCCTGGCCGATCTGGCTATCAAGGACACTGTGGAGCTTGACAAGCGGACGGTTGCCTCCGTGCTGGGTGTGCCGCCTTATCTGTTGGGCGTCGGCAGCTTCAACCGGGATGAGTGGAACAGCTTTGTGCAGACCAAAGTCCGGGCCATTGTGCTGAACATCCAGCAGGAAATGACCCGCTGCCTGATCACCAGCCCGAACTGGTATGTGTTCCTGAATTACTGGTCTCTGATGGACTATGACGTGCAGGCCATGAGTCAGGTGCTGCTTGCCGGTGCTGACCGTGGCTTTGTGTGCGGCGACGAGTGGCGTGACAGAATGCACATGGCACCCGCCGGGCTGACGGAATACAAAGTGCTGGAGAATTATATCCCTTATGACCAGTCCGGGAATCAGAGCAAGCTGAACGGAGGGGCATAAGATGAAGCTTACCATTGACTGCCCGCACGGCGAATACCGCGAAGAGATGCGGATTTACTGCCGAGCCATGAATGGCTGGTGCGGCAATCAGTATTTCCGGCGTTGTAAAGGTTGGTGGGCTTTGACGGACAATGCGCCGAAATGCCCTGTACGCCGTCGCACAGCGGAAGATCTCCGCACAAAAACTATGCAGACAAGATAGGAGGACAATGGAATGCCCGAAAGAAAATATCGTGAAGTCCGGCCAATGGCCACAAGCTTTGAGGCGAGGGATGCCGTGGAAGGGGAGAACCCGACCATTGAGGGCTACTTCGCCGTTTTCAATTCCATTTATGAAATCGCGCCCGGCATGACGGAATCCGTCGCGCCCGGTGCTTTTTCCCGCACTTTGAGCGGGGACATCCGTGCATTGACCAATCATGACACCACGCTTGTCCTGGGCCGCACCAGCGCACACACGCTGGAGCTGCGCGAGGATGAACACGGTCTGTGGGGCCGCATCAGCATCAATCCGAAAGATGTTGACGCGATGAACCTTTACGAACGGGTGAAGCGTGGTGATGTTGATCAGTGTTCCTTTGGGTTTGAGATCGTCAACGAGGAAACCAAATTCCACGATGATGGCTCTGTCCACTGGACGATTACGGAAGTCAACCTGTTCGAGGTGTCGGCCTGCACATTCCCTGCATACCAGGAAACCAACATTGCTGCCAGAAGCAAGGAACGGGACGCTGCCCGCTCCAGAGAGCTGGCTGCATGGAAAACCAGACTGAAAGGAGTGCTGAACCGTGGCACTGAAAGCGCTGCTGATTAAGAAGCGCCTGGACGGCAAGCGCAAGGAACTGGCTGCCCTTGCCGTGAAGGATGACGAATTCAAAACCCGTGAGGCGGAACTTGCCGCCGCCATCGAAGACGTGACCGAGGAAACCACGCAGGAAGAGCGGGACGCCCTTGATGAAATGGTAACCGCTTTTGACGCGGAGAAAACCGGCCACGAAGAGGGCAAGGTCGCCCTGGAGCGCGAAATCGAAGGGCTGGAGGCGGAGCTTGCCGCCGAAGAGGCAGCCCAGAACACCGACCCCGTTAACATTGAGCCGGTCAAAGCGCCGGAAGAAAGAGAGGTAAAAATCCCTATGAACACTCGCAGCAAAATTTTCGACAAGATGACCATGCAGGAACGGTCTGAATTCCTGGCTCGTGAGGACGTCAAGGCTTATCTGGGCGAAGTCCGCACCGCCATCAAGGAAAAGCGTGCTCTGACCAACGTCGGCCTGACCATCCCTGAGGTTATGCTGGGCCTCCTGCGGGAGAACCTGATCAACTACAGCAAACTGTACCGCCATGTCTCTGTCCGCCCCGTCCAGGGCGATGGCCGTGTGGTGATCATGGGCGTTGTCCCCGAGGCCGTCTGGACTGAGTGCTGCGCCAACCTGAACGAGCTGAGCCTTGGATTTAACGACCTGGAGATCAACTGCTACCGCGTGGCCGGTTACTTTGCCGTCTGCAATGCCAACATTGAGGACAGCGACCTTGACCTGGTTGCCGAGCTGATGGAAGCCCTGGCGCAGGCCATCGGCCTTGCTCTGGATAAGGCGATCCTGTACGGCCGTAACGCCACCACCACCCAGCGCATGCCGCAGGGCATCGTTTCCCGCCTGGCTCAGACCGAGCAGCCCACCGGCTATCCTGCCACTGCCCGCGCTTGGGCAGACCTGCACACCACCAATATCAAGACCATCCCCGCAGCTTCCACCGGCGTGGAGTTTTTCAAAGCGTTGGCAATCGCTTCCGGCGCTGCCAAGGGCGCTTATTCCCGTGGCCCCAAGACCTGGGTTATGAACGAGGTCACCTACACCAAGCTGGTTGCCGAGGCCATGGCCATCGACGCAGGCGGCGCGATTGTCTCCGGCGTGAACGGCACCATGCCTGTTCTGGGCGGCGACATCGAAGTCCTGAACTTCATCCCCGACAACGTGATCATCGGCGGTTACTTCGACCTGTACATCCTGGGCGAGCGGCGCGGCCCGCAGTTCGGCACTTCCGAGCACGTCCGTTTCCTGGCCGATCAGACCGTCCTCAAGGGTACTGCCCGCTATGACGGCGGCCCCGCCATTGCCGAGGCTTTCGTGGCCGTCGGCATCGGCTCTGCGCCCACTGCGACCATGACCTTTGCCGCAGCGGGGGAATAACCCCGGCGGTTGAAGCAAGCCCGTCCTCTGCGCCGAATCTCCTTGGCATGACGAAAGCACAGCTGCTGAATTATGCTGCGGAGACCGGCGTGGAGGGCGTCAACAGTCGGAACACAAAGGCTGAAATCATTTCTGCGATTGAGGAGGGGATCGAATGAACGAGGAGCTGCTGCTGCAAGGTCTGAAGCTTGACCTTGGCATTTCAGCCACCGCATTTGATCCCCGGCTCCTATCTCGCATCCGGGCTGCACAGGCCCGGATTGCGGAGGAGGGGATTGTTCTGGAGGATACGGAAGCAGACCGAGACCTGGTTATCATGTATGCTGCCTATCTTTGGCGGCAGCGGGTGACCGGCGAAGGGATGCCGCGCATGCTGCGCTATGCCCTGAATAACCGCCTGTTTTCCCGGAAAGCTGCCGGGGAGGTGTAAGCCATGCGGGACATGATGCACACTCCATGGAGCGACATTGTTTTCCTGCTGGCTCCCGACCCGGAGACGGATGACGAGGGCTATAACATCCCGGAACGGATGCCCAGACGGCGCGTTTTCTGCACCTTCGAGGAGGGCGTCAGCCAATCGGAATTCTACCAGGCTGATAAATCCGGCCTCCGGGCCAGCGCCTCTGTGGAACTGTGGACGGCGGACTATAACGGGGAGCAGCTTGTACTGTTCTCTGAGCGGTATTTTCAGGTCATACGGGCGTTTCAGAGCGGCTTTGACTGTACAACGCTGATCTTATCGGAGGTGATCCGATGAACGCGGAGAAAGCCATTAAAACGGCCCTGGAGCCGATTTTCCAGGACGGGCGGGCTGTGCCTCATCTTTACACAGGAAAGGCTCTGGAATACGTCACCTGGAACACCTGGACGGTGCCGGAGGTGTACGCCGAGCGGCTGCCTGCGGCGGCGCGGCAGATCGCGCAGATCCATTGGTTCCTGCCGCACGGGAAAAATCCAAGCCGGGGCAAGGTAGCCATTGCGCGGGCGCTGTTTGAGGCCGGTTTCAGCTGGCCGGACGTGACCAACGCCAGCGACGAGGACGGGCAGCAGTACGTCTTCGAGTGTACGTTCGTCAATGCAGGAGCTGTTTATGGCGAAACTTGAACTTACAGGCTTTGACGAGCTGAACGATGCCCTGCGCCGAATCGGAAATGTTCCGACCAATGTGAAAGCGGAAGCCCTGGACAAGATGGCAGCCGTGGCCCTGGACAAAATCCGCGCAACCGGCGAGTCAATGGGCGTCCGAGATCCTGGCAGCAGTGTCCACATCCTGGACAAGCTGACCACCACAAAAGCCAAGACCACGGAAGCCGGAGGTTATGAGGACGTCACCTTCTCCGGCTCCCGTCGGCGCGGGAAGACCACCACCAGAAACGCAGAAATTGCTTTTGTAAACGAATACGGAAAGCGGGGCCAGACGGCCCGGCCCTTTATTGGGCAGGCCATGACCCGCAATGAGCAAGAGATCGCTGATCCCGGCATGGACGTGCTGGGCGACTGGATCGAAAAAGAATTTTCCAAATAAGGAGGAACTATTATGCCTCAGTTTGACTTAAGGGGAATGAAAATTGCCCAGTACGCCGCCAGCAACGGCACTGTTACCTATTCCGGCGTCCAGACCGTGGGTGACGCGATGGCCTGCACCCTGGAGATGCGGTTTGCCGAGGGCAGGCTGTACGCCGAGTCTACCCTTGCCGAGTATATGCGCAAGGCAATCGGCGGCACCATCAGCGTTGGCGTTAAGTATATCCCGGACGCGGCCCAGCAGACCATGTTCGGCAGCGCGGCCAAGAGCCGCACCGTGGGCAGCACGACCGTCAGCGGCCTGGTGCTGGGCGGCAAGAGCACCGGCAAATATGTGGGTTTCGCGTGCTATGCCCCGGACATGGTGGACGGTGTTGAGAAGTTTACCTGCATTTTCGCCAAGAAATGCCTCTTCGGGCCTCCCAGTTTCAACCTGGCCACCGCAGGCGAGAACATCACGTTCAATACGCCGACCACGTCCGGTGAATTCCTGGCGGACGACACCGCCAACAAGGAGCTGGTCGAGGTGGCCACCCTGGACACCGAAGCGAATGCCATTGCCTGGATCAACCTGGTGCTTGGTGGCTGATGATGGACATCAGGCTTGAAACCATGCCCTTTGAGCTGGGCGGCAAGCAGTACCAGCTCAGGTGCAATATGAACGTGCTGGCGGACGTGCAGGAGCAGTACGGCGGAGACTTCGCCGCGGCTCTGGATGCCGGGCACAGCATGCGGAGCGTACTGGACTTTCTGGCGGCCATGCTCAACGACTACGCGGACGAGCAGGGCTGGCCGGAGCGGTTCAGCAGTCGTGACCTGGGCCGCCAGCTGCACCTGACGCAGATCCCCAGAGAGGAGATCATGGGCCTTGTTGTGCGGGCCATTACCCCGCCGGAGGCCCAGCAGGAAAGCCCGGCAGAACCGGAAGGTGCATCCGACCGGGGAAACTGAGAAACCGGGCGGAGTTTGACTTCGCCCGGTATCTTTCTATCTGGCTTTTCAGCCTGCATCAGCCGGAACGGGACTTCTGGAGAACACAGAACCCAAGACGGCTGCATGCGCTTTACAATGCTTATTTTCGCGCGGAACACAAACCGGCCACCGGAAACGGCGGCGGCAGCCTGTCCGCATATCTGATGGGAGGAGGTTAACCGGATGCCGACAAGGACAGTCAAGGCCCGCGTGGCGCTGGACGGGGAAAAGGAATACCGTCAGGCGCTGAGCAATCTGAACAGCGGGAACAAGGTTCTGGCCTCCGAAATGCGGAAATTACAGGCCGAATATAAGGGGAACACAGAGTCTGTAGAATTCCTGACCAAAAAGGGCGACGTGCTGGATCGTCAGCTTCAGCAGCAGAAAGACAAGGTGGAAACCCTGCGGCAGGCTGTGGCTAACGCGGCGCAGCAGTATGGCGAATCTTCCGAAAAGACCCAGGCCTGGATCGTGAAGCTGAACGACGCCGAAGCGGCCCAGATGGAGCTTGAGCACGCGGTGGACGAGAATAACACCCAGCTGGAGAATCAGGGCAACGTGATGAACACCCTGACCGGCAAGGTGGAGGAGATCGCCGGCAGCCTGGGCATCCAGATCCCGGACGGGGCGAAGAAAGCCCTGGACGGCATGAAGGGCATGAGCAACGGATCTGCCGCCGCCCTGGGCGTGACGGCCGCAGCCGTGACGGCGCTGATCAAGGCCGTGAAGCAGCTTCACCAGCTGACGCTGGAGGCCGCCAGCCAGGCGGACGATCTGATCACCAGGAGCATGCAGTCCGGCGTCAACACGGACACGCTCCAGCAGTGGGAATACGCGTCCAACCTGATCGACGTCTCCACCGAGACCATGACGGACAGCCTGACCAAGCTGACCCGGAACATGGCATCGGCCCGGGACGGCAACGCGGAAACCATGCAGGCCTTCGCAGATTTGGGCGTTTCCATCACGGACAGCAGCGGGCAGCTCCGGGACGCCGAAGACGTCTTTTACGACGTGATCGAGGCCCTGGGGCAGATCCCCAACGAGACGGAACGGGACGCGGCGGCCATGGCCGTGCTGGGCAAAAACGCCCAGGAGCTGAACCCGCTGATCATCCAGGGCGCTGACGCCCTGAAGGGCTTTGCCGCCGAGGCGGAGGCCACCGGGTATGTGCTTGATGAAAGCCAGATCGCCAAATTGGGCGAGGTGGACGACAGCTATCAGCGGATGCAGCTGACCATCGAGGCCACGAAGAAGCAGATGGCGGCGGATTTCGCCCCGGCCAGCAAGGCGGCAATGGACACCTTCTCCGCTGCCATCAAGGCGGGTGCGGATATGCTGCAGAAATCCGGCATTATCCAGGCCGTCGCGGGGATCGTCGAATCTCTGGCCAACATCATTAAGGCGGCCACAGGCCTGACAGAGACCACGATCCCCGCCATGGGGAACAAAATGACCTGGCTGCAGTCCACGCTGAACGGTGTGGCCCAGCTGCTGGCAGCTATTGCGGATTTCGCCAACCTGGTGACCAGCATTGTGACGATGGACTGGAACGGCGTCAAAAACTCGCTGGGCTTCGGCTATAAGAACGGCAACGCCAACAACGTGCAGCGAGTGACCATGCAGCAGAACGGCACCCTGGCCCAGTATGACAATTTTTATGGCGGCTGGCAGCAGAATTATGGTTACGACAGCAACACGGGGAGATACTACGACAAGAGCAGCGGCAACTATGTGCAGTATGATCCACGCTACAACTACAACGCCACCGGCAACGACAACTGGCGCGGCGGCCTGACATGGGTGGGCGAAGCCGGGCCTGAGCTGGTGAGCCTGCCGGGCGGGACGCAGATCCTCAACGCGCAGGACAGCCGCAATCTGGGCGGCGACACGTTCTATGTGACCATCGACGCCAAGAGCGTGAAGGAATTCAATGACATCGTGGAGCTTGCCCAGAGCGCCAGGGTGCGGCGAAGAATGGAGGGATGAGGCGATGGGTGTTGTTAGATTCTATCCGGATCAGGTGCTGATCGTCGATCAAAATAACCCTGATCATGTTGGCTATACCGCTGAGAAGATGGGCAGCACCTATAACATCAGATCCTCACTCAAAGCGCTGGCACATTTCACTATCCCAGCGGAATACATGCACAGAAAGCTTGTGCAGTACCGCTGGGGCCTGTACATGGAGAAATACGATTTCACACCAGACCCTTCTATAACCGGTTTCGGGTTTGGAGAATGGCTGTCAGCTGGATTTGAAACGGGTGTTACCTATAACACGAAGCCAGAGACCGTTCCGGGGGCATCACTTATAATTTCCCCAAAATATCAAATAGAAGGTTATTATTACAGCAGTTATAGCTCTGTAAGTCAATTCTCAAAGGATCTTGTTCTGTATTGGAATAACGGCGTTGAATTCTGGGGCAACCGTAATTTCTGGACTTCGACCAGCCAGAACCAGCCGGTTCTGGAGATCGATATGGCCGCCGAGGAATTGCTGCCGACAGTCTCCGGCTCCCCAAGCGGCGGATATATGCCCAAGCAGTCGGACAACCGTTTCACCTGGGCCGTTACCATGCCGCCGGAATACTATACTTTCAAAGGCTGGGAAGTATCGGGACAAGCATTTGAGTGGAAATACACTGATGCTGCGGAATGGACTCATATCGATGTAAGTGAAAACGAGTATACCATCCCCGCGAACACCTTAACAGGCGACATCGTCTGGCGGGCTGTCGTAACCGTGACGGACGGCAGCCGAACGGAGACAATTTACACAGCGGAATATTCCATCAACACAACCGAGCCTCTTGGCAGCGCAACACCAGTGGCCCCGAAAAACACCATCACAGACGGCTCCAAGCCAATCACACTGAGATGGCGGTATTACAACTCCTCCGGGCGGCAGCAGAACGGTGCAGAAATCCAGTGGGGACCGCCGAACAGCACATATCAGGATCTAGCCAGTGTCACCGGAAATACTTTGACCTATACCGTCCCGGCGGACTTTTTCCCTGCCGGAACAATCTACTGGCGGACGCGGGCTTACAACCTGGACGGCGCTGTCGGCGCATGGAGCCCCGGTATAACGTTTGTCAACCGCGCTGCCCCGCCTGCCCCAATAGTAACATCGAATGGAGCACCGTATGCCACAATTACCTGGCAGAGCGAAGGGCAAGAGGCCTGGCAGCTGACGGTTGATGGCGTGGATTACGGCACGCGCTACGGATATGACCACAGCTTTACGCTGCCGGAGCCGCTGGAGGACGGGCAGCACACGGCGTCCGTTATCGTGCAAAACGAATTCGGGCTGTGGAGCCAGCCGGGCACGCTGGTTTTCGACGTGAGAAACGCCGGGGCGGGCACGCTGACACTGACCGGCAGCTTCGGCACGGACGCGGCGCTGACGTGGTCAGGCGACGCCTATTCGGGCGGCCCCTCCCCTCTCAGCGACTGGGAACGGGGCAACATCCGCCCGAGCAACGGGACGAACATCAGCAACGGTGACCGCATCCGCACGGTTGCCGGCGGCATCCCGGCCAGCGTGGAAGCGCTGCAGAAATCCGACAGCCTGGCGCTGTCGCTTTACTGCTACGGCAGCGACGGCTATCTAGGCATCTGGAACGGCGGCGGCTTCGGCACGGCGGACTCCCGCCGGGGCAAGCTGACAGATCTGCGGCCGATCTACATGGCGGGAGCTACCAAGATCCGCGCGGTTTACCGGCTGATATCCGGCACGACGCCGCTGGAGGACGGGCAGACGCTGCTTTACCTGAACGCGGCGGAGACCACGGAATTCCAGATTTATCGGGATGGTGTCCGAATCGGACACACGACCGGCGACAGCTATAACGACCGGATGGCCCTGGGTGAACACAGCTGGTATGTCGTCCGGCGGCTGGCGGACGGCAATTACCAAAAGAGCAACACCGTAACCGGCACCATCAGCATCGAGGAGCCGGTGATCGGGACGCTGAACGGCAGCGGCGAGTGGCTGAAGCTGGCCCTGTCCGACCGGAGCGCAACGGTGCAGGAGTTTTCCAGCGAGCGCACGGTGACCTATCGGCATTACGCCGGGGCGGAATATCCGGTGCTGGAGATGGCACCCTTCAGGGACAAAGCCGGGCGCTATGACGTCAGCTTCAAAGACCCGGCCGAGGCAGCTGCATTTGAGGCGCTGTTCGGCCAGGTGGTGATCCTCAAGAGCCGCAGGGGCAACGTGATCGTGGGGCCGCTGGCGTCGCTGAGCAAGCGGGAGACGGACTTCTACACGTCGTTCAGCTTCACAGTCCAGCAGATCCACTGGGAGGAAACCGTCGATGATTCGAGAGGTTGAGTTTCGCTATATCATTGTGCGCGGCGGGGCGGACTTCGGGCAGCTTTACGCCTCGCCCGATAGCGCCCCCACCATCCGCATGACGGCGTCCGGGGAGATCAAGACCAGCCTGTCCGGCGAATTCTGGGAGCCTGCCGACATTGACTGGCTCTCAGATGAAATCCGGCCGGAAATCCGTATCAACGGAACGTGGTCACCGCTTGGTGTTTTCCTGCCGACCACCGTCAGCCGGACGCGGGAGAACGGCGTTACCACCGTTCGCGTGGAAGCCTACGACCGCGCCTGGCGGATCAAGAACAACATGCCGGACGACACGAAATACATCTCCTCCGGCACGAGCTACATCGGGCAGATCACGACCCTGCTGAACAACTGCGGGGTGCGTCTGATCTCCGCAACGCCGAAAGACGCCAACCTGCCCTCCGATCGGAGCTGGCCGCTGGGGACGAGCTACCTGACCATCATCAACGAGCTGCTGCAGGCCATCAATTACAATCCCCTGTGGTTTAATTCCTCCGGCCTTGCGGTGCTGGAGCCTGCCGAGGAGGTGGACGTGGGCAACATCGCCCACGAGATGGACAGCACGAACATCAAGAACCTGCTGCTGCCCAGCATCACCACGGAGGCGGACATTTTCAACACGCCGAACCGGATCATCTGCACCTGCAGCACGCCCGACCGGAGCGTGCTGACGGTGCGGGCCACCAATACCAACCCGGACAGCCCCCTGTCCACGGTGCGGCGGGGGCGTGTGATCGCCAAGCTGGTCAAGGTGCGGGACATCTACGACAGCGCCAGCCTGCAGGCTTACGCCAACAAACTGTTGCGGGAAACGATGTACACAGGCGAGACCTACACCGTTGAGACCGCCCTGTTTCCCGGCTGGGGCGTTTATGACGCGGTGCATCTGCGTTATGGGGATATCAACAGCCTGTGTCGGGAGACCGCGTGGAGCATGACGCTCCAGGTGGGCGGCACCATGAAGCACACACTGGAAAAGGTGGTGAATAACGTCATTGGATGATCTGATCTGGGATGAAACCGGGGGCGGCGGCTCCGGCCAGCTGCTGCTGGCCACCGTGGGAGCCAGCTCCGACGGGCTTGGCACGACGCTGAAGATCGACGGGGACAGCTCCGCCGGAACGCAGCGGTTCCGGAAGATCAGCGGACAATCGCTTTCCGCCGGGGATCGTGTGCTGGTGGCCCAGGTGGGCGGCAGCTATGTGATTATCGGGAAAATCGTCCTGTAGGAGGGCTGAAGTATGAGCAATGTAATAACCGCCACCTTCGAGGCGGGCAGCCGCTACGCCAACGCCACGCCGTTTCTGTGGCAGTGGGATTACGGCCAGCAGCTGCAGATCGAAGGGCTTGAGCTGCCGACGGCCTGCCAGGTGCATTTCAGCAATCTGGAGGTCTGCGGCTTTTCCGTGACGGCCATCGCCACGGACGGTCTGGTGGAGATCCCCAACGAGCTGCTGAAAAGCGGCCAGCCGGTGTATGCTTTCGTCTATCTCCACACCGGCGAGGCGGACGGCGAGACCGAATACCGCGTAACGTGCTACGTTAACCGGCGGCCGATGCCGGTCAATCCTGATCCGACGCCGGGCCAGCAGGACAGCATTGATCAGGCCATCGCGGCCCTAAACAGCGCCGTGGATCAGGCGGAGGCCAGCGCGGCGGATGCGGCGGAGAGCGCCGCCGAGGCGGCAGGCGTCCGGGAGGGAATCGCCCCGGCCTTTGACGAGGCGGCGAATTACAAGGTGGGCGACGTAGTCCTCTACGATGGCGCTGTCTACCGATTCCGGCGCGATCACGCCGCGGGGGGCTGGGCGGCCGGGGACGTGACCGCAGCCACGGCGGCGACCGGGTGGAACGACGTGGTGCCTCCGGCGCTTGCCTACGGTACCATCAAGGCCCTGGCCGGGACGGCGGCCGAGCACATCGACCTGGACGACATCACCACGCCGGGCAATTACCGGGTGAACAACATCGACGCCGCCAGAACCATCGACAACATCCCGACGACTACTGCCGGGAGGCTGTTTGTCATGCGGGTGTACAGCACCACCACCGTGTGGCAGCTCTACATCTCCACCGTCAGCGCGGCGGTCGGTGGCTATAACCTGTGGGTGCGTAGCCTTTACATCGGCGCATGGACGCCCTGGCAGAAGCTGATTAAGGACAGCATGATTGACGCCGCGCCGACGGAGGGCAGCACGAATCCGGTCAGCAGCGGCGGCGTGTATGAGGCCATCAACTCGATGATGGAGGCAGAAGGATCGGCCTGGTAAAGGGAGGAAATAACAATGAGCGTAAACGTGATGCCCATTGGCGGCAAATTTGACAACAGCGGCAGCCCGATTGTCAAGGGCGTGGCCGTGGACGACGAGGGCGGCGTGATCGCCGGCCGGAAGTGGCGCAATGAGATCGTCCAAATTCTGGACGTGACAGACCCCACCTCCGGGACGAAGGCCTGCACGGTGATCGACCTGGCCAACGCCGGGGCGGTGAGCCTGCGGGTGGACAACGCCCTGAACGTGCCGGTGCAGCTGGTGTTCTACACGGATTACTACAACCACAACTATTACATGCGGGACGCCACCGGCAGCTACATCGCCAAGACCATCCCCGCCGGGCAGAAGTTTGTGATGATCACGCCGGACGACATCCCCGCCATGCAGTGGCTGGCGCAGCTGAAGATCGGCGCGAAGATCGCCGGGGACAGCATCACCGGCGATCTGGACATCTGGGCGGTCGTAAAGGGGTGAGGCTGCCGTGATCAACCCGTACGCAGGCGTAAACTGGGGAAGCTGCGAGGAGATCGTCAGCGTCAGCCACCAGCACTTGTCCCACAGCATGACGGGAACCTATACGCCCCAGAAAATTTTCAACGACATCTACGCCACAGGCGTGAGGCATTTCGCCATTTCCCGGTATCGTCCAGGCATCCCTACCTGGCCCTTTGACTACGACAACAACACATTTGTTTACGTGGCCAATCCCTTTGGCTCCGAGCTTCCACTGGAGCAGTTGAAACAGGAGTACGCCTTTACGGTGACCATGCCGAACGACGTGATCGGGGCGCCCAACGCGGAGCATATCTATCCGCTGCTCTACGTCAACAACGTGACCAAGCGCTGGAACGGCGTCCACATCAACGCCATGGGCTCGCTGTTTGAGTCCTCCACCGTGCCGAAGCCGGACACCGGGTACAAGGATTCCGGGCTGGATATCGGATATACCGAAGCCATCGACGGGATGCTGAACAACCTCCTGTACCCGGAAGGCGGCGGCGTGATCATCAACCACATGCAGTTTACGGAGGAGCATCGGAAATTCAATTATGACGTGCCAAGGTTCATCGCAGACTGCCTGGATTATGACCCGCGGGTGCTGGGGACCGACATGATCGAGAGCGGCAATCAGGGGCGGATCGAGGCCAACCGGGCGTGGATCGACCGGATTCTGATGACCGGGCGGCGCTGCTGGATTTTCTGCCAGGACGACTGGCTGACGGTGGAAAAACGGATCGGGCGCGGACGGAACGTGCTGCTGATCCAGCCTGGCCTGAGCCGGACGGAGAAGCAGCGAGCCTGCCTGAAGGCCTACCGGGACGGGGCATTCTATTCCCGCTTCGGCAACTCCGCTTTGCAGCTGGGGAGCGTCAGCTACACCGGCGGCGTCTACTCCATCTCCGCGCCCAATGCGGACGGCATCCGTATCGTGGTGGACGGCGTCAGCACCAATTACAGCGGCAGCACGGCGAGCCAGGCCATTCCTGCAGATGCGGTGTATGTGCGGGCCGAGGCCTGGATCGACAAGGACGATGACCCGGACTGGATTTACAAAGAGTCGGACATTTACAAGGACATTCTTTTTACAAATCCAATCATGGTCAATCCGGTGACCTATCCATATGACCCGGCCTATGACAAGACCACGCCGGAACCGGAACCAGATCCCGACCCGGAGACCACAAAGCGCCGCTGGCTGCTGTGGAGCTGATGGAGGTGCGCGATGACCATTGACGAGGCGAAGGCCCGGCTGATCTCCTGGTGCAACCGGCAGGTGGGGTACCGGGAGGGGCCAAATAACTGGAACCAGTACGCGGATAAGCTGGACAAGATCGATGGCCTCACCTGGGGACCGAAGCAGAACCAGCCCTGGTGCGGGGAGTTTGTGCTGGCAGCCTTCGTGGAGTGCTTCGGCGTGGACGCGGCGCTGGAGCTGCAGTGCTCTTCCCGGCCCACGTCCATACCGCTGTGCTCCGCCGGGGCGGGCAACTTCAAACAGGCCGGGCGCTGGTTCGTCTCCCCACAGGTGGGGGACGTGGTGTTCTTCCTGGTGAACGGGGCGATCAACCACACGGGGATCGTGACCTCGGTTGGCATGGGAGCCATCACGACGGTAGAAGGCAATTCGGGCGACATGGTGGCTCGGAATACGTACCCCCTGAACTCGCCGCGCCTGGCCGGGTTTGGGCGTCCCAGGTGGGATGTCGTGGAAAATGTGGATAGCAAACCGGAGCCGGAGCAGGATGATGACGCCGGTCAGATTCCTGCAGATCCGCAGCCGGAACCAGATCCTGCGCCGGTTATGTTCTCCCTGACGCTGCCACAGCTGCAGGAGGGAGATGTCGGCCAGACTGTCAAGACAGTGCAGGCCATGCTGATCAGCGAGGGATTCCGCTGCGGCCCCTGGGCCAATGACGGGGAATTCGGGCCGGACACAAAAAGCGCTGTGCAGCGGTTCCAGCGCAGCAGGGGATTGACGCAGGACGGAATAATCGGCCCGGAAACATTCCGGGCTTTGCTGGGAGTGTGATGAGTTATGCAAGTAACCTGGCAGACCATTATAACGGCTGCGGCAGTCCTGTCAGCTTTTGCGGCGCTTTTCAAAACTTATAACAAAGGATATGACTGGGTGAAGAAGCAGGAAGATCAGGAGGAGGCCATTGCGGCAATTAAGCAGGATCAGGCAGACATTAAAGCGGAACAGGCCATTCTGACAATGGGAATCCTTGCCTGCCTTAAAGGCCTGTCTGAGCAGGGCTGCAATGGGCCTGTAACGGAAGCAATCAATAAGATCGAAACACACCTGAACGAGAAAGCGCATGGCGCTTAAGGAGGACAAAATGCAGGATGTAATGGGCATCGTGGCAATCCCTGTGATTACCGTTATTTGTTACCTAATTGCCGAGGCAGTAAAATGCACGCCGCTTGACAATAAGTGGCTGCCGGTGCTGTGCGGTGTATGCGGGGCCGGTCTGGGCGTGGTTGCCCTGAAGGTGATGCCGGATTTCCCGGCGGTTGATGTTCTGACCGCCATTGCAATCGGCATTGTGTCCGGTCTGGCTGCTACCGGAGCGCACCAGATCGGGAAACAGCTAGGAAAAAGCGAATAAAAGAAATACCGCCCGTGGCCTGAAAGTGGCTGCGGGCGGCTTTTTTATGCCTCAAAACGGGTGGTAACCGGGGTGGTAATAGCACTGTATTTCCCCGTTTTTCGGAAGATTTTTCAATTTTTGGGAAAAAGAAAAAAGCCTTGATTTACAAGGCTTTTCCCGTTTTTTTGGTGGAGATAAGCGGGATCGAACCGCTGACCTCTTGAATGCCATACAAACGAAAGCCCAGTATTTAAGCCAAAAATCGGCATTTTGGTGGCAACCGGGTGGTAATAGAAAATCAGATGGCGTTTGTGATTTTCTCCAGATCAACCACGGGGGCGTCCTGGTAATAGCGGAGCATTTCCGGGCTGGCGTGGCCGATCAACTCCTGCTTATCCTTGTCCGCGCCTGCCACACGTTTCAATAAGGTAGCAAATGTGTGGCGGCAAGAATGCGGGGTGTATTTGTGCCGTTTCTTCCCTCCAGCGATCTCCACAATCGGGTTATCTATCCCAACGGCCTCCAGGGCCGGGTAAAACAGATCCTCCGTGAATTTCTTCAGCGGCCACGGTTTCCCGTTACGGTCAGCAATCAGCGGAGACAGGCCGCCACGGGCCGCACGATCCGCTACAATCGCTTTTATCTTCGGGGACAGGGTAACAGCCCTCCCTTTGCCTGCAGCCGTTTTAGCGCCTCCTACAAGGCAATTACGGGCGGCGTCATAATCGGCACACTTCAGGGCCAGAAACTCTGACGGGCGGAAGCCCAAATATATCATGCAATAGATCTCTTCCGCACCAGGCACAGTGCCGCAGGCCGCGCGGAGCCGCTCGATCTGGATATCGTTGAAGGACTCCCGGTGCGCCGAGCGATCCCCGGAAACGGACAGGAACGGGGCCAGGTTGAGGTTTTCCGGGACGGCATGCCGTGGTATCCCGAATTTGTAAACGAGGCCTGCAAGGGCTTTCATGTTCTCCCTGGTGCGCTTCCCGTGCGGGCATTCGTCAATACACTCTTGGAGGTCATCAATGTCGATGTCCGCCATCAGCATGTCCTTGATCGGCGCGAAATATTTGTAAGCTGCCTTGTATCCGTCAATGGTGGATTTCCCGGCCTTGTGTGTCGGCAGCCACTTTTCGTAAAGCTCGCCGAAGGTCAGGCGCGGCTTGCTTTCCCGGCTGCCGCTGGCCAGCAGCTTTGACACGGCGGCGATGGCATCCGTCTTCCGGACAAAGGTCTGGCAGCGGCTTTCCCTGTGCCGTTTTCCCTCTTCGTCGGTAAAATATCGGATGGTAACCCGCACCTTGTATTTCCCGTTTGGCATCTGGGTTATGCAGCCCTGGCCGTTTCCACGTTTCTTTTTCCCACGGATCGGCTGCACCGGCTTCCCGCAGTGCGGGCAGAAATTAGCGGCCTCCGGCAGCGAGGAGCCGCATTTTTTACAGTTTTCCATGCACTTTCCCCTCCGCATGGCGCTGTATGCTGTTATCCTGGCAGGATAGAACAACACACTATTTTCTCTGATTCGGATATACAGGCCTGTTTATCGGACTCCCGGAATGCTATCATGTCCCCAACGACACGACGAGGACAGGAGGGCGATATGATGACAGATCGGGAACGGCTGATACAGGCCATCATGGATTTACTGAATAAAGTCCCAGAGCGGGCAATCAGATTTGTTTACAGCTTCCTTCTGGAATGGACAGAAGAGTAGAACAGGCCGGTGAGTGATTCGTCATTCACCGGCTTTTTCTTTTGCCCACTGATCGGCGATGTCGTTATAAATCCGCTCCAGAATCGACCACTCCGGGCCGTCAGGATCGAACTTCAGCAGGGCCGCCACAACGGAGGCCTTGAAGCTGTCCGGCCGGGCCAGCATTCTGGCCACTTCGCCGCCCAGCTCCTCCTCCCTGGTCTTTTCCTCATGCATCTTACCGGCTCCGGTGCGTAGCCACGTTTCATTTACTCCGCACTTTTCACAGATCAAATTGATGGCAGAACTATTAGGGACAGCCGCACCGATTTCCCATTTTTGTACAGATGAAATAGATACGCCGAGCCGTTCAGCAAATTTAGCCTGGGACAGTTTCCGGCCGTTGTTGTCTTTCATAGATTCCCGGATTTCTTTGATTCGATTTTTCATACAGAGACACCTCCCAAGATAAATATACCACAGCAGGCGACGCAAGGCAACAAAAAAATATCAAGGATTGATAAAATAATTGTTGACATATCGTAAAGCTTGCGATATTATGGTTGCAATGATTGATAGTTTTTCAATCAGGCCCCGCCGCACGGGCTTCCGAAGCCCGGCGAACTGAATTACAGAATTGAGAAGGAGACAACGAAAAATGAAATCAGCCAACGAATTCAGAATGATCGATGAAGTGTATGCCCTCTGCAACGAAAAGCAGTATTTCACCATGGGCGACAACCAGCAGTACAGCCGGATGTTTTACATGCTGAATTCCGAGAAATTCACCGCCAGGGACGTGGCAATCGCCATCTGGGTATGCTCCGAATCTGCGGCCCTGGACGAGATCGAAACCCAGATCAAAACCATCTGGGAAACGGTTGAGCGGGACGCAGAAGAAGAGGCCATGGAGCGGGATATGGAAGCTCTTGAGCGCCACGGCGTTTATTACGAATATTGCTGATTCAAAGCCCTCCCGGCCGGGATAAAGACCGGGAACGGAATTACAGAATTGAGGAGGTGCTGAAATGATCCGATACATCATCGAAATGCTGCTGATCCTCTGGTATGACTTCGAGGAATATGACGGATAAGCGGCGCGGCTCGTCTGGGCGAGGGTAAACAGCCGGTCAGGCCCAGAGCGGGGGAACCCAGGCGGTTCCCCGTCCGGTTAACGGGGCGGCCCGTTAATCAGTTTTACGAAAGGAGGAAACACAGTGAGCGAAAAGGAAAAGGCGCTGCTGGAGGGAATCGCCAAGCTGCCGGACAAGCTCCAGGACAAATTTGTGGAGTACGTCAACATTGCGGCAATTACGCTGGACACGATGGCAGCCAAACAGGGCGGCGCGGATCAGGAGGGCGGAAATGGCAAGGACGACACTTGAAGAGCTGGAGGCCCTGCCGGGCGAGGTGCTGACCTGTCAGCAGATCGCGCCGGTGATCGGTGCGAACCCGGACACGATCCGGGGCCAGGCGCGTGAGCGGCCGGAGCTGCTGGGCTTCCCGGTGATCATCTGCGGCAGCCGGGTGAAGATCCCCAAAAAGCCGTTTCTGCAATTCATGCGGACGGGAGGCGTGAGCTGATGTGGTGGATACCGGAGCCTGCCTGGAAGACGAATCCGGACATTGTGGCAGACGAAAGTTTCCGGGCGCGGTATCTGCTGGATGACGACGAAGAAGACGAAGAGGAGCAGGAAGATGACGAACGGAACGACTGAATACATCCATGCGCGGGTTGACCTGTTCTTTGAGCCGGAACACATCGCCTGCAATTACTGCCCGCTGCTGGAGACTTACGCACGGAACCAATGCCGGAGAACCGGCGAGTATATCCTGGATGCCAAGTACGGAGTGGGACGCTGGTGTCCCCTGAATTTTGAAACGAATGAACAAGGAGAGATTGAAAATGAGTCTGTTTGTTGAAGAACGTGGAAGCAACATTATCCCGCCCCTGGCGGAAGACAGTTACCCGGCCGTCTGCGTGGCCGTGATCGACATGGGGGAACAGTATTCCCAGGCTTACGAGAAGTGGAGCCGCAAGGTGGGAATCGGCTGGGAGATCATCGGCGAAACCGTGACCATCGACGGCCAGGCCGTCCCCAGAACCTTCTACACCACTTACACCGCCAGCCTTTCCTCCAAGGGGACGCTGCGGAAGGATCTGGTGTCCTGGCGCGGTCGGGACTTCACACCGGAGGAGCTGCGCCGGTTTGACCTTCGGAACATCCTGGGCAAGCCCTGTTTTCTGCAGATCGTCCACAAGAAAAGCCCGGACGGCAGTCGGGTGTACATGAACCTGGCAGCCGTGACGAAGATCCCCCGCGGCTATCCGGCCCCGCAGGCCACGCTTCCCCTGCTGACCTACGACATCGACCAGGACGATCCGGCGGTGTTGGCCCAGGTTCCCGATTGGATCGCTCAGAAGGTGCGTGACAGCCGCACGTTTGAGGCGAAGATGGACGATCTGGACGCCGACCGGAAAGCCGCTCCGGAGCAGGAGCTGGAAAAGCCGGAACTGACGGAGCTGCCGGGTGATGAGGTGGAGCTTCCGTTTTAACGGAGGGAATTATGCCGAACAGGATTTTGAAGGAAAGCATTTGTACAAGCGAGGACATTGACCGGCTTTCCTCTGGCGCGGAGATCCTTTTTTACAGGCTGATGGTTCGGGCGGATGACTTTGGAACATACTACGCCAACGAAAGCATAGTGAAGAACACCTGTTATCCGCTCAAGCCGGACAGCATAATCAACGTGGCAAAGGTTCGGAAGTGGCTGGATGAATTGGAGGCTGCCGGTCTGATTTCCCGGTATGCTGTGGACGGCAGGAAATATTTATGGATTCGGAAATGGAATAAGCACCAGCAGATCCGGGCGAAGAAACGCAAATACCCGGAACCGCCAACAGAAGTCGTTGAGCAGAAAATCCCTGTGATTTCTGTTGATCCTTATGATTGTGAGCAATTGCATGCATCTGATATCAATTGCAATCAAATGATTTCAGATGATATCAATTGCAAACAATTGCAAGCAGATGATTGCAATTGTTCCCGTAATCCAATCCAATCCAATCCGAATCCAATACAGAATCCGAATCCAAGCGGAAGCGGAAAAACGCGATTCACCCCGCCCACTTTGGAGGATGTGCAGGCGTATTGCAAGGAACGCAGCAGCCCGGTTGATCCTCAGAAGTTTTTCGATTACTTCACCGCCGGAGGCTGGAAAGATGCCAAGGGGAACCCGGTGCGGAACTGGAAACAGAAACTGCTGACCTGGGAGCAGTACCAGCCGCAGCCTGCTGCACAGCAGAAAACCACAGGGAACCCGTTCCTCCGGCTTCTGGAACAGGAGGGGCTGAAATGACAAGGGCGGAAACGGTGCAGATCCTGGCCACGCTGCGGGCGGCATTCCCACATTCGTTCAAGGACATGGGCCAGGACGATATTCAGGCGACCGTGAACCTGTGGGCCATGATGTTTGCCGACGATCCTTATCCGGCGGTCAATGCTTCCGTGTGTGCCCTGATCGCCAGCAGGAAAACCGGATATTCGCCGACCATCGGCGAGGTCAAGGAAAAGCTGCAGGATTATGCGGTGTCTGATGCCCCTTCGGAAACGGAAGCCTGGGCGCTGGTCAGCAAGGCCTGCCGGAATGGCTTGTACGGATACCGGAAGGAGTTTGACAAGCTGCCGCCTGCGGTTCAGGAGGCCGTGGGCGCGGCGGAGCAGCTGAGAGCCTGGGCCGCAATGGACGCGGACACATTGGAGAGCGTGGTCGCCTCGAACTTCATGAGAAGCTACCGGGCGCAGACCGCAAAAGATAAAGAGATCGCCATGCTGCCGCAAGAAGTAAGACAGATGCTCGGCGGGATCTCGGAAGGTATGAAGCTGATTGGAGACTGAGCTGTGAAAAATTCATGCTTGAACTGCCCGGACCGCAAGCCGCTATGCCATTCCACCTGCGAGAAATACAAGGCATTGAAAGCTGAATACGCAAAGCGGCGTGAGGCGCGGGACCGCTCAAGAGAAGCGGTAGAGCTGCTTTGCGAGGGAACGTACAAAGCAATTGCCAAGCGCCACAGGAGCAAAAGAAAATGAAAAAACCGCTTCCCGATGTACCAGATCGGGAAGCGGAGACAAGACCCTGGGCAAAGCCCAAAAATCAACTACAAAAGGAGAATAACACAAAATGGCTAAGAAATCAACTACTACCGAAATCCTCGAGATCAAGCCCATCGAAATCCAGAAAACCACCATTCGCATTGTTGGCGACACCCCGCTGATCATGCATGCCTGGTCGGAAAAGGCCAAGCGCGAGATGCTCGAAAAGCAAATGAAAAAGACCAAGACCAGCGCCAGGGAGGCCAAAAATCCGGTGGAGGACTTCATCCGCAGTATGTACTGGTTGACTCCGATGCCGGAGGAGATGACCGAGGAAGGCTTCGCCAAGGCCATCGAAAGCGGCGCACGGTTTGGATTCCCGGTTACGGCTTTCAAGCAGGCGGCGATCAGCGCGGCCTACAGGCAGGCTTGGACAAAAGACAAAATGAGCCTTCGTGGTGTGTTCTTCATCGAAGGCGATGAGAACCAGATGGTCGAGATTCACAGCGATCCCCCGATTATGCGGGAGGATATGGTCCGTGTCGGCATGGGCACGGCGGATATTCGCTACCGGGGAGAATTCAGAAATTGGTGGGCTGACCTCACGGTTTCTTTCAACATGAACGGTCAGTACGGTTTGGAGCAGGTTATCAATGTTCTGAATGCTGGCGGCTTTGTTTGCGGAGTTGGCGAGTGGAGGCCGGAACGTGACGGACAATACGGGATGTACCACGTCGCTGCAAAATAACTCTCGGCAGGCGGGGCTCGGTTAGGCACGGACTGGCGAGTTCAGGTATGGTGTTGCAAGTCATGGAATGGTAAGGCAGGTGTGGTTAGGTCAGGTCTGGGATGGCGTGTTAGGGCGCGGCAAGGTACGGCAGGCTTGGCAAGGCCAGGTTTGGCGGGGCTCGTCGGGGCGAGGTTTGGCAGGCTGGGCATGGTGTGGCCCGTTGGGGTAAGCCAGGGTAAGTCCCGGTTTGGCATGGTAAGGCAGGTCCGGCAAGGCGGGGCGGCGCTGGGTGAGTTGTGGCAAGGTATGGCAGGTTAGGTATGTTATGGCCCGGGGGGCATGGCTTGGCACGGTTTGGCTCGGCAGGTAAGGTTAGGTAAGTCGAGATTAGGCACGGTCTGGCACGGTATGGCAGGCAAGGCGTGGCTGGGCGAGGACCGGTAAGGTTCGGCATGTTAAGGCGGGGCTTGGCAGGTTAGGCGTGTTGCGGAAGGCATGTTTAGGCGAGTCAACGCAAGGCAGGCGGGGTTTGGTTGGGCATGGTGCGGCGCGGTGAGGAGCGGTGAGGTGAGGCAGGCAAGGCGGGGACGGCGCGGTGAGTTAAGGCATGGTGAGGCAGGGCTTGAAATAATCAAAAAAAACGGAGGGAGAATATGGTTTATTCATTCAAGAGCGGATCGCACATCAAGGCTGATGCCCAAGCAGCCGGTGAAATGTGCGAGAAGCTGGCGGCAGAGGGAAGGCTGACCGCCAGGGATCTGGTCGAGGAAAACAGGCCGGAAAGTGCACCGTTGCACAACGAGTTCGAGTGGAACAACGATGCGGCGGCGGACAGTTGGCGTGAGCATCAAGCACGGCACATTATCGGGTGCCTGGTTATCAAGGCAGAACAGAAAGAGCCGGTTCGAGCCTTCTTCAACATCCAGCGGAGCGAACCGACATACAGCCACATCGAGAGCATCCTGCAGAGCCGGGATGAAACGGAAAGTCTGCTTAGAACGGCGCTGTTGGAGCTTACGGCTTTTGAGAGGAAATACGCGATGCTCAAAGAGCTGGCGACGGTGTTTGAGGCTATTGACGAAGTGAAGAAAGGAGCATGAACATGAGCAAAGCCATTATAGTTTCTTCGGCGGCTGCAAGAATCCTTTACGAGAAAGCACGCGCTAATCAGAAGCTGGTGCGCTGGGTACAGATCGCGGCGGTTGTTCTTCTGGCGGTCGGGGCCTTGACCATCTGGACGCTTGGGTGCTTTCGGTACGGGCAGAAGAAAGCCCTGGACACTTACCGGAGCTGGTTTGACGAGTACAAGGTGGAGCGGCTGGCCATCGACGCGGTAAACGCCGATCCTGCGGCGAGGAAGTTGGATGCGGAAGCGGAGATGCTGGCAAGAGTTCTCTACGGAGTTAAGGACAACAGCACCGACGATCTCAAGACATACTGCTGGTGCGTGTTTAACAGAGTGGACAATCCCGCCTTCTCCGATTCGTTGGATGCGGTTATTTCCCAACCGAATCAATGGATGCGGTACGACGTTGGAAACCCGGTCCTCGAGACGCTTTTCCAATTGGCCCGGGAGCAATTGACCATTTGGCATGATGGCGGGCACCGGCCTGTAAGCTCAGACTATGTGTACATGAGTTGGACGGAGAAAGATATTGTCCTGCGGGACACTTGGCTGGAAGGCCGAAACTGCCGGTATTGGAGGTGGGGACAGTGACGGAGCGGGAAGCACAAAAACGGAAAATCCTCAACTGGATGCTGTCCGGGATGGCGATTACACAGCAGATCGCAACTGACTTGTTCGATTGCACACGCCTTGGAGCGAGGATATACGATCTACGCCGTGACGGCGTTCCAGTCCAGAGCGGCTGGGAATACAAACTTGATAAAGACGGGAAGGTGGAAAAGAAGTGGAAACGGTACTGGATCGCGGTGGCACAGTGACACGAAGCTGTGTGCTGGAGAAGAACAACCTCGGGTTGTATGACCTGAGAATCAACGAGGAGGATGGAAGAATCCTCGTTAATGTCAGGAATGTGTCCTTTCTCCGGGCGGTGAGCATTTTGGAAGAGAATATGCATCTCGCCGGACGCGAAGAAACATGACCAACCCGTGCGATAAGTGCAAGCGGCGCGAGACATGCACCTCGCGCTGCTTTCCCAAAAAAGACTACGACCGTGGAATGCGGAATAGGAATCAAAACAAAAGGAGGACAAGAGTATGGCGTCAACCTGCCGCAAATGCGGAGCGCCAATCATCTGGCTAAAAACGCCGAAGGGCAAATGGATGCCAGCCGACGAGGGGCTGGTTGCCTACCAGCAGGATCAGGAAGGCAGCGATTATGTGGTGACCCAGGACGGGGAGCTCGTCCGCTGCTACTTGGAATTCGACGGCAAGCCAACTGGCATGGCGAGGATTCCGCACTGGGCCACCTGCCCGAACGCGGACGATTTTAGAAAACGATAAAGGAGGATCACCGAATGAAGATCATGACCGAGAGAGAGTATCAGGAGCGCATCAAGCAGGCCGAAATGAGCGGCTATGAACAGGCCAAGAAGGAAGAATACCAGCGCCGGGAAGTCGAAGATTTTCGCCAGAGCTTGTGGCGTGAAATGCGGGATCTGCGTCAGGAAGTCCGGCAGCGCTTTGAACGGCTGGAAAAGGCCACGGGAAATGAGTATGCGCCGACCACATGCAAGTGCGGGGACGTACCGTGTACACCCGCTCCGTTTTGAGAGGGTTGACGATGGCAGATAAAATCCTGACGCTCTGCGAGACGTGTGCCGAGGAAATAAAGATCGGCGGCTTTCGAGTGACGCTCATTGCCGGAAAGACCATGACCGAGAAGAAGGCTGTTTGCGAGAACTGCTGTCAACGTCCTGGAGATGCTTGTAAGCAGTATCTCGTGTGCGGGAGGGGGAAGTAATCATGAAAAACAAAAAAGCGCTCGTTTGCGGACTTGTGCTCATCGCCTTGGCACTGGCACTGTGCGGCTGTAATTGGGTAACAGAAGCAGATCGTGTTAACCAGAATGTAAGCGTTCAGGCCGACAACTTTAATGTAACGCGCCGCATTACGGTATTCAATATCCGAACGGACACCGTTCTGCTACAGATGACGGGGAAAATGTCGCTGAAAAACAACTCAAGCAACGAGCTTGTTGTGCTTGTTGAAGTGGAGAAAGGAACTTACCAGAAACATTTTATTTACCTGAACGAGTACACAATGTACACCGTGGAGGATTTAAATGGAACGGAGGTAAGCCCATACTCTTACGAGCTGGAGTTCTTGCCGCAGACATTGATCCCTGTCAAGATTACCGCCAACGAGATCGCCGAGGACTTGACTGGAGGTTGATCATGGCGAGGAAAGAGTCGGAGCGGAAAGTCCTCGTGACAATCCGCTCCCAGAGAAAACCGGTAGCACTTGAAACTTGGCGATACTGGGAAATCGTAGGTGAACTGCTGTTCATGGGGGAGGAACGTTGTACCGCTATTGACGCAGCGAAATGGTGCGCGAGGGCGAAACCGGGAGACGTGCACGACCTTGCATCTGGAATAAGGCTGGAGGTGCGCGAGGATGCATGAATGTTTTCTTTGCGGGGCCAACGGAGCAACTGACCCACTGGATAAGCACCACATTTTCGGCGGCGCTTACCGAAAGAAGTCCGAGAAGTACGGGCTGGTCGTTTACCTTTGCCACAGCAGCTGCCACATTTTCGGGCGGGACGCTGTCCATAACAACGCGGAAGCGATGCGCCGGGTGCGTCAGTATGGGCAGCGGAAAGCCATGCGGGAAAACGGCTGGACGGTTGAGGACTTCATTCGAGAGTTCGGAAAAAACTACCTGGAATAACAAGGCAGGAGGCTCGAGGTGAAAAAGAAAAGGACAAACCCAATGAAAATCCCAGCGACGCAGGCGGATGTAGACCGAGCTTTAGAGCGAGGCGTGAGAGACGGCGTCAGAAGCGCGAGCGCGATCTTTTTGACGGTGCTTTGTGACAAGTTCTCAGGCGGAGACTATGTTGCGGATGTTTGGGCAGAAATCAATAAGCTATCCGAAGAAGTAATGGAACACCGGGTGTCCCTGAAAGACCTGGAGCGGGTGCTGGAAGATGAGTACGGCATCGTGTGTTAACAAAAGCTGCGTCCTGGAACGACAATCTGACGGCAGCTACCGCGTAGCTGTGTTTGAAAGCGGGAGAACCGTCGTAGCGCAAACAGGACTGTCGTATGAGGAAGCGGTAGCCATAATGGATGAAAACATGTATCGGGAGGCAAAATGAGCGGAAACGGAATGTGCAACCGAGACTGCGTGTTCAGAAATACAAGTGGCGCATGGGCATGCGATATGTACGGCTGCCGATATTTGGAGATAACCAAAACAAGCCGAGTAAAAGCGGTATACGATCTGCTTGGCATCAAAGAGATGAACAACAGGGCAAGGGAACTGCTCCACCCGGAAAGCTGCCCGCTGTATCAACGAGAAAAGGTGGAGAAGCCAAAGGAGCCGAAGAAGTCGAAACAAAAAGTGGAAAGTAAAGTTGACGAGGTTCGACTCCGGGAACTCTGGGAGAGCGGCTTAAGCGACGCGGAGATAGGGAAAGTATTTGGAGTGGCTTCTACTTGCATCTGGAAGCGGAGAAAGAAGCTCGGACTTCCGACAAAATACGACCCTCAGAAAAACGCGGTCAACTGGCAGAGGGCTAGACAGTTGTACCACGAAGGAAAGAAAGACGCAGAAATTGCAGCAGAAATCGGCTGCGCACCACGCACGGTCAAAGACTGGAGAGGACGAGAAGGACTTTATAGGCGACGCAGCATGATGGAAAAGGAGTAGAAAAATGATTGAAATCACAATGGAAGAGGCATCGGCTCTGGCTGACATGATAGAAAGCAGCCTGTTTGACATCATCCGAGGCGACGTAGACATCGACAGCATGAACTGGCTATGCAACGTGGTGAGCGTTTACCAGAAATGCAAAGCGGCATTTGCAGAGCGAGAGGGGGGATGATCGTGGGAATTGATTACTACGAAATCCTGGTCGACGGGGTAGTTATCGCCAGTCGGGTAACGCTCGAGTGGACGGTGACGATTGTAAAGGCTGTATTTGAACATCTGTTTAACGAGCCAGATCTGTCGGTAACCGTGAGGAAAATGAAAGAAGAGAACAGCACAGAGACAGCACCAAGAAGTGGCCTCTGGATCGGGGAAGACGACTGTGTGCAGTTCTGCTCGGAGTGCAGTGGGCTCGGGTGCGGTACGAGGTATTGCCCGAGTTGCGGCGCAAGAATGGAGAATGCGGATGGGGACTAACTACTACGCGGTGCGAAACAGGCCGACCGTATCTGAGCCTTACCACATCGGGAAAAGCTCCGCTGGCTGGCTGTTCAACTTCCAGACGCAGAATGATACTTGGGAAGATCCACCGGTTGTCTGGAACACGTATCCTCAGGTTAAGGATTGGCTGAAGAAGCACACCGTTGAGACACAGGAATTCGTCATCATGAACGAATACGATGAGATCATTTCTTACGATGACTTCATCCGGCTTGTCGAGGACAAACAGCATGACGAGCATTGCCTGAGCAACACAGACAATTTTGCTTATGCTCGGAACGTGGACGGGTATCGGTTTTCGGAGGGGGAGTTTTGTTAGATGTCTGAATACATCGACCTTGACGATAAGATAGTTGTGACCGACATAAGAGGTAGAGAACGTGAAACAACGGTCAGAAACATCCTTGATTCCAACAATGGAACATATCACGCCGCCGATGTGCGGCCTGTGTGTCGAGGCAAATGGAAAAAGGCTAATGGCTCTTATTGCTGCGGAATTACTGAGGATGGCGATTCAATAACGCTTCCAACAGTACGGTGCTCCGTCTGCAAAAAACTGATAGCGCCTATTATTTGGAAGAACTTCTGCCCCAACTGCGGCGCGGATATGAGGGAGGAAAGCTGATGATTAAAGTGACTTGTCAACTGGAAGATTATTCTTCTCCCGCTATGCCGTGCATTAAGGTTCACAACAGCTGGATTTCAAAACGGAAAGTCGTGTTGGAGGTGGATGGCAAACTCTACACGGTGGATGGGCGCGACCTTATTACCGCCGTGGAAAACTGCAAGAACACAAATTCGCTTTGTTGAGGGAGGAAAGCTGATGTATGACGAACTGGTAAAGCGGCTGAGAGAACGAAGCGTTTTCCTATTCCCGCATCATGGAGAGAGCCGAAGCTATGACGCTGACCTTATGCACGAAGCCGCCGATGTCATTGAGGAACTGCAAAAGGCTGTGCTTCGGCTTGAAGAAGCAAGCGGCATACTTGACGAATTGCCGATGGTAGATCAAAGAGAGCCGCCGAAGGAGGAAACATGAACATCCGCGATTGTGCCGGGTGCAAATACTTCGTCAAGTATCACGGCAATAGAAATAAGTTGGGAGAGCGGACGGTAAGTAATTACTGGTGCGTAAAGAAGAACGGCTTTATTCGCTCGTTCCCAAAGAAATGCCTGTTTAAGCCGAAGGAGGAATGAGCATGAGCGAAGCAGTAAGAGAAATGACCTACGATGAGCAAATTGCCAATTTCATCGTGTACATCTTGGCAATCGAAATGCCGTTTAGCGTAAAGCGCGATTTGATAAGCTACCTTTTGAGCCTAACCTATCGGCATGAACGCGACATCAAGGATGCGCTCTATACGCCTACGCCGTCATGCTCGTTCAAGGCAGAGGAGGGCGAGTGATGATAATTGGAAACTGCCCTGTCTGTGGTGCTGAAATGAGGGTCGGAACTGACATAACCAACGCCGACCGCATCCGCGCCATGACGGATGAGGAACTGGCAGAGTTTATCAACGATGTTTGGGACAGACTGCTTTTTGGGAATGACCTGCCGGGCATGTGTGATGTTTGTTATACAGACACAATTCAGAATTGCAAGAAATGCTGGCTCGACTGGCTGAAACAGGAGGTAGTAAATGAGCAAGCTGATTGATTTGACCGGCATGCGCTTTGGACGGCTCGTCGTGATCGAACGCGCCGGGACGTACAGCTCTTTTTCTGACCCTGATAAAAAATATCCGACGTGGCGCTGCCGCTGCGACTGCGGTAACGAGGTTGTCGTTGTCGGGAATAATTTGAGATACGGGAGCACCAGATCGTGCGGGTGCCTTCGCGCAGAGCTTCAAAGGAACAGAACATGGCGGACGCGGCCAGCAAAGGGGTCAACATGAAACAGACAAACAACCGGAAGCCGCAAAGAGACAAACGTGTTTATCCAACCGAGGCCCAGGAGCAGACAACGCTCTTCTCCTGGGCGCGGATGAAGCTCGGAAAATACCCGGAGCTCCGCCTGCTTTTCGCAGTACCGAACGGCGGAACCCGCGACCACATCGAGGCCAAGCACCTGAAAGATCAGGGTGTAAAATCCGGTGTGCCCGACATGTTTCTCCCGGTCGCCCGTGGCCTGTGGCACGGATTGTTCATCGAAATGAAACGGCAGAAAGGCGGTCGCGTGAGCGACGCACAGCGCCGGTGGCTTTCCGACCTGGAGCGGCAGGGGTACCGGGCGGAGGTCGCCTGTGGCTGGCGCGAGGCCGCGCAAATCATCGAAATTTATCTGCAGGGGGAGATAACATGATTGTTTATATCGCCGGGAAAATGACCGGTCTGCCGGACAAGGGCCGTGCCAAATTCGCAGACGCTGCACGACGGCTCCGGGATGAGGGCAACATTGTCCTGAACCCGGCAGAGCTGCCGGACGGTATGCCGGGGACCAGTTACATGCCGATCTGCCTCGCTATGGTCAGCGTGGCCGATGCCGTGTATGCGCTGGACAACTGGACGGAAAGCAGCGGAGCGCGGATTGAGGTCCGGTACGCGAGATACCAAGGGAAGAAGATTTTGTTTGAGGAGAAAAACCATGAAATGCAAGTGGATCATCGATGAGGTATGCGTCAACGCCGATAGCCCATATTGCGCGGACTTTTGCCCAAGCACCGCACACCCGCAGTGTTGTGTGCATTTTGAAGAAACGGAGGAAACCGGAAATGAAGATCAAACTTGATCCTGGCGCTTTGATACCGACGCGAGGCCATCAATACGATGCCGGACTTGACTTATATTCGCCGGTATCTGTGTGGCTCCATCCAGGGCAGCATCTATCCATCGACACCGGTGTGCATGTGGAAATCCCGCAGGGGTTTGTTGGTTTGATTACCAGCAAGAGCGGTCTGATGCTTAAAGGCATCACCAGCCGAGGCACGATAGACAGCGGTTATACCGGGAGCATCAAAGCGGTTCTTTACAACCACGGGACAGAGGGCTACCAGATCAAAGCGGGTGACAAGGTTACGCAGCTTGTGATCCTGCCGTGCTGGATTCCAACAATTGAAATCGTGGACGAGCTGGAAGAAACAGAGCGGGCGGATGGCAGCTTTGGCAGTACAGGGAGGTAAGATGGAAAGTGAAAAAATGACGACGCGCCAGTGGCTTGGACGGGCGCGAGGCATAAACCGCGAGATTGATATGCTGGAAAATGCGCTTCAGGACGCCAGAGACGCGGCGACAAAGATCACGCAAAATTATGAAAGCGATGGGGCGCAAAGCTCAAAAGACCCTCACAAGCTGGATAGGCTGGCCGAGTACGCGGACATGATCCGGGAAAAGCAGGAGGCGCTATTTGCCGTAAAAATGGAGATTGCAGAGGCAATTTATACGGTTGGAGATCCCAGAAAGAGGAAAGCGCTTTTTGAATACTACATCAACGGAAAATCTATGGAGCAAATCGCAGTAGAAATGAACTACTCTTATAGGCAGGTAAAGCGATACCACAGAAACGGGGTGCAGGAGATAGAAGAAGAAATTAAAAAGTTGGCCTTGAATGTCCCCCTTCAAAGCTGATATAATGCAAAGTAGAATAAAGGCGAGAGGTATACCCTTTTGCCTTTATTCTATTTTTCTGCACAGCTGGTCAAGCCGGTTCCATCCTCATCCCGGCATGGGGCCGAAACTCGCATAGGGCAGAGATGCCTGTGCTGTGTGGACGGTTGGCAGGTCCGAAAAACTGCCTTTTACGCTGCATCAAGTAGAGCGATGGCCTCGTAAGCCGTAGGTGACTGGTGCAAATCCAGTATGCAGCCCCACTCCCAATCCTTTCTTCATCTTTTTTTCCTTTCTGAACTTCCCCACGAGTCGAGCGCAAAAAGCGTCAGGGATGGAACATCGACTGCCGTGAAAACCGGCAAGTATGCTGTTGTAGCTCAAATGGCAGAGCAGGCGATTTGTAATCGTCAGGGTGTTGGTCCGACTCCAACCGGCAGCGCCATCTCGCTGCGGGCGCGATCACCGCGCCCCATTTGCTGGCGGAGCAGATGTCCATGCGGCGAGACTTGAAAGACAAGGCGGTAAAAGGGCAGCCGCTTCAGAAAGCTCATGCGTCTTAACCTTCCCGCATGGCGTTGCCCTGCTGCGTAATGGGTATGTGCGCCCGGACGGGTTTTGTTTGTTTTACCGTGCTGGCGCTGAGGGATCACAGGCAGTGGTGGGGCTGCCTGTTTTATATATTCACCAATGAGCTTTGATTATAAATCCAGACGATGGGTGCGGCTGCGGGAATCCGTGCTGCGTGCTGCCGGTTATCGCTGCCAATATGCCAAGCGATTCGGCAGGCGGGAGCAGGCGACAGTTGCCCATCACATCTACCCAGCTGAAGATTACCCGGAGTTTCAATGGCAGCCGTGGAACCTGATTGCTCTGTCCCAGGCGTCCCACAACATGATGCACGACAGAGCCAGCGGAGCCTTGACGGAAATCGGGGAGCAGCTGCGCCGGAAGACGATCCCCCCCACCTCATCCGGCGAAAAAAACGAAGGAAAATGACCGGGGGCGGCAACTCTTTCCAACTGCG